CATCCTTGATGAGGATGTAAAACGAGCCATCATTCTTGAAGGTCAGTTAATTAAAGCTGAGGCTGCTGCTGCTGAGTTGGCATTGCTATTAGATAGCCTAGATGAAATGGTTGGAGATCCGTTTGCTGATTGGCCTGGCACAATTACACGCATTCAGGAATTGCTTAAGACACTTAAAATTAAAATACCTATTGAAACCCTATTTGCTGAAAAGGGTCTACGCCTAGACCAAGAGAAGATGACAGTTACTAAGCTAGACCGCATGGATGTTAACGCTACAAATGTTTACATTAATGGCGCAAGGCCGCTTGACCAGTTTGTTAATCCATTTAAGCCAGGAACTATAGAACATGCTATAGAGGAAGGTAAAAAAGCAGACTTGGCTGAATCAGATGCAGCCGCTTTATTAGGAGAATCTGAAGCTGAAGCAGCCCTAATTGAATCTGAATTAGCGTTGCGAGAAGCAGAAAATGCAATTAGGGAAGCTGAATTGGCTGCGCTTTTTGCCAGATTAGGTTTAGATGCTGAAGGAAACCCGGTCACAATAAATGTGACAGTAGAGGGCTCAGTAATAGCAGCTGAAGATTTAGCTGAAACGATTACCGACATTCAATACACATATCAAAGAACTGGAAAGGGCTTGCTGTTTAGCAGCATAGCTATCTAATGCCAGCACCTACAATCAGGGTATTCGTTGATTTTGATAGCGATACTGCATTTGAAATCAACCCACTTATCTTAGATAGCCTTACTGAAGGCATCTTGGGTACTAATACCCTTGGCTCTGGTACATTGCCAGTTGAGATTACTAACCTAGTAACTAAAGTAAATATACGCCGGGGTCGCAACCGAATTACATCTAAGTTTGAGGCTGGAACCGCTAACGTAGTTCTTTATGATCAGAATGGTGATTGGAATCCCACCAACCCGAATAGCGCCTACTACCCTAATTTAGTACCCCTAAGGCAGATAATCATATTTGCTACCTATGCAAGCAATGACTACTTCTTGTTCTCAGGTTTTATTACCAATTACGATACTGGCTTTAGGCAAGGCAATGATGAACTGAGCACAGTTACCCTCAAATGCGTAGATGGCTTTAAGCTTCTCGCAGGCTCAGCCATAGACACAGTAGCAGGCTCAGGGGTGCAGCTCTCAGGGGCTCGCGTGAATGCCATCCTAGATGACATAGAATGGCCTATAAGCCTACGAAATATAGATACTGGTGATTCCACTTTACAGGCAGACCCAGGAACCGCCAGAGATGCCTTAGAAGCCTTATTTACAGTAGAGCAGAGCGAGTTTGGCGGCATCTTTGTTGATGTCAATGGCAAGGTAGATTTTGTTAGCCGTGACAACCTAATCTCTAACCCAGCCTTCCCGGTCTATGAGTTTAGTGATCAAGGCGTGGACATCTCCTACACCAATGCAGTAGTAGCGTTAGACGATACTACGCTTATTAATGACGTAACTATTACACGCTTAGGCGGTACAGCTCAGAATGCCTTTGACCAGGCTTCAATTGATAAGTTCTTCCTTCATTCAGGCACACGCTCAGGCATATTGGTACAGACAGATGCAGAGGCTTTAAATCAGGCTCAAGGCATCCTAGCCACACGCAAAGACCCTGAGATACGCATAGATAGCATTCAGCTTAATCTCTATGATGATGTTAACCCCAATAAGCCATTGGCAGGGGTAGACATAGAATTGCTTGATGGTGTAACAGTTACTAAGACTACCCCAGGCTCTAGCAGCGTGGTGCAATCAAGCCTAGTAAATGCTATCCATCACGACATTACCAAGTCATCCTGGATGACTACCCTATACACAACAGAACCGCTACTGGCAGGCTTTGTCTTAGATTCCGATATATCGGGTATACTAGACACAGACGTGCTGAGCTACTAAGGAGAACAAATGGCAGGCGCAGGATATAAGCTGTTTCAGACAGGTGATGTCTTAACAGCAGCTCAGGTCAATACGTATTTAAATGAGCAAACAGTTATGGTGTTTGCTAATGCTGCTGCTCGCACTAGCGCGCTTACCAGCGTATTAGCTGAAGGTATGGTCAGTTATCTGCAAGATACCAATGCAGTTGAAGTTTACAATGGATCAGCATGGGTAGGCGTTAGCGGTACTGGTGATGTAACTGAAGTTCAAGCTGGTACAGGTATATTAGTTGCTAGTGGTACTGGTCCGATACCAGTTGTTTCATTTGATTATCGCGCTGGCTCAGCTTTAACTCTCAATGCACAAACTGCCACATATACAGTAGTTTTAACAGATGCAGATCAAAAGCTAGTTACGATGTCTGTTGGCTCTGCTAATGACTTTCAAATCCCTACCAATGCCAGCGTTGCTTTTCCAACTGGCACAGTAATTAATGTTATTCAAATCGGAGCAGGTCAGACAACTATCAAGGCTGTAACTCCAGGCACTACTACGATTTCATCAACTGGAGCAACTGCTACAGCTCCTAAGTTAAGAGCGCAGTTCTCGGCTGCATCCTGTATCAAGGTTGCTACCGATACTTGGTATGTCGTAGGAGATATCGCGTAATGAGTTTAATTGGCATTATTGCTTCTAGTAAAAGCCAAGCTAAAGTTTATGATTTATTAGTCATTGGCGGCGGCGGCGGTGGCGGTGGTGCTAACGCTGGTGCTGGTGGTAGCGGTGGTGGTGGAGCTGGAGAATTAGCGGCGGTAATAAATGCGGCTTTAATTGGTGGCACAACATATAGCATTACAATAGGCGGCGCTGGTAGCGCTGGAGCAATTACAACAGATGGTGGAAGTGGCACAAGTTCTATTTTTGGTGCTATAAAAACTTCTATTGGTGGAGCTGGCGGCCCTTCTGCTACAAAAGATGGATTAAATGGCGCTTGCGGTAGTGGCGGCGGTTCAGGTGATGCTGGAGCAGGAAATGAACCTGGGGGAACGGGAACAATTCACACTAACGGCGGTAATGGTAGCAATTCGTCACCTAATTTTGGCGGTGGTGGTGGTGGTGGAATTACTGTCGCTGGCGCAAATGCAACTGGCACTAATGGCGGCAATGGCGGTAATGGCTCAAGTTCTTATTCTTCTTGGGGTTCTGCAACTTCAACTGGTCAAAATGTAAGTGGCACTTATTGGTATGCAGGTGGCGGTGGTGGTGGAACTTTTGGTTCAGGTGGAACTAATGGCACAGGTGGAAACGGCGGCGGTGGTAATGGAAGCGGAAATGCTACAAGCACATCAACTGCTGGACAAAGTAATACTGGTAGCGGCGGTGGCGGTGCAGGCTCTAATGGCGGTAGTACTGCTACAGCGGCAGCAGGTGGTTCAGGAATAGTGATTCTAAGAGTTACAGGCACTTACACAGCAGCCGCGACAACTGGAAGTCCGACAAGAACTGTTAGCGGTGGCTTTACTTATTATCATTGGACAGGAAATGGAAGCATAACAATATAATGGCTCACTTTGCGAAATTAGACGAAAACAATGTAGTGCTTGAAGTAAATGTAATTGATAATGCTGCACTTGATAACAATGATGAAGAAGCAAGCGGCATAGCTTTTCTTACAGAGTGGTCAGGTGGTTACACAAATTGGAAACAAACTTCATTTAATAACAATATTCGCAAGCAATACGCTGGAATAGGTTTTAGTTATGATCCTCTGGCAGATGTATTTATAGCGCCACAGCCTTACCCATCTTGGTCGCTAGATGAGAACTTTGATTGGCAACCGCCAACACCTAGACCTACAGGTATGGGTTGGTATTGGGATGAAGATACCTTAAGTTGGATTGAAGTAAATGCCTAAACTATGCAAAGCTGGTCAGCAATTACGCGAGCAGATAGATGATGCGTTTCCCGATAGAAGTAGAACTTCACCAGAGGGGTGGCTCGGTGATCAACGTCATGCAGCGCGTAAGTCCGATCACAATCCAACTGCTGAAGGTATTGTACGTGCCATTGACATTAACGCTAATCTGCAAACCAACCCAGCCGAAGCATTTGATTTGGCGGATCAGTTACGGCTACTTGCCAGAACTGATAAAAGAATCAGCTACATTATCTTCAACAGCAAAATTGCGAGTTGGAAGAAAAACTACAAGTGGAGAAAATACACAGGCATAAATCCACATAAGACACATATACACATTAGCTTTACTGCTAAGGGCGATTCAGATGGCAGTATGTTTGAAATACCGATACTAACAGGAGAGCCCTTAAATGGAACAAGCAAAGCAAGTAAGCGCAAGCTGGGCAAGAAGCTTTTTAGCCGCCGGAATAGCAACTTATTTAGCGGTGGGCTGGGATGCACATGCAATTGTAAATGCAGCGTTAGTAGCAAGCCTTCCAGTAATTTTGAGATGGCTTAACCCTAACGATTTGGCATTTGGTCGGCGTTGAGCCCGGCTGAATGGGCAGGCTTTGTAGCTGCCATCCTTTCTTGTTGTGCCTTAATTGTCGGGGGGCTTAGATACATTATTAGACATGAAGTGCCAACAATTCTTGAGGCATCAAATATCGTGTCGCGCATCAATAAACTTGAGTCTATGGTCTTAGAATTGCTTACTCATGAGCGCAAGAAGAATATCAAAAAGCGAACAAGCCGCTAAGCGTAAGCGGAAAGAAGCCGCTGCCCGTAGAACAAAGGCTGACATTTTGCTACCCATAGATATATGGGCTGCATCTATTGTTGAATGTTATGAAGCCTTAGTCCGTGCTGGATATGGTGAAGATAGGGCGCGCTGGTACATTGAAGAACAGCTGCGTTTACCTGATTGGGTAATACAGAATCCTAATCATTCTCCATATGAAGATGAAGATGAGGATGACGATTAAGCGAATTGTAGTCATATCAGACTTACAAGTACCTTTTCACGATAAGAAAGCAGTTAAAAATGTTGCACAGTTCATCAGAAAATACAAACCTGATGACGTTCTATGTGTGGGCGATGAGATTGACTTCCAAACAATTAGCCGCTGGTCAACCGGTAGGGATGAGTGGTCAGGAAGCATTGGTAGAGATCGTGACGAAACTGTCAATGTCCTCGCCGAGCTTCAAGTACGACATCTCAGCCGAAGCAATCACGGAGCAAGACTTTACAACTCACTAAGCAAGCGCCTGCCTGGGCTCATTGGTCTGCCTGAATTGACCATAGAGAAGTTTTTACACCTAGATGACTTAGGCATTAGCTACCATACCAAGCCATACCAGTTTCATGATGAATGGGTAATGGTTCATGGAGATGAGCAAAGCACTAAGCCACAGGGCGGCCTTACAGCTTTAGAAGCTGCTAAAAGGCATGGTAAGAGCGTAGTCTGTGGTCATACCCATAGGCAGGGCATATCATCCTATTCTACGGCCTCTGGTGGCGTTTTAACGGGC